AGTAACATTATATAAAGATATGGTTGGTGAAATACCAAAATCAATTCAACCTACATCTGCTACTTGGGCTAAGAAACATATCTTTGGTTTCTCTGATGAAGAGATTAAACTTGAGGTACAACAAATTAGATTAGAAAGAGCGGTATCTGCCGAATTAGATAATACCGCAACAATAATCACACATACGGGATTATTTGACAACGTAGACAAACTTTACCATACCTCAACAGGAACAACTCAAAATGCCGCGGCAGCAGGAGGGGCACCACCAGCACCTGGAGCACCACCTGATATGGGAGGATCACCACCACCCCCACCTGATATGGGAGCTGAAATGCCTGTAGGTGAATCAAAAAGAGATAACTTAAATATATTATTGGAAAATGATGATATATTAGGTGAAAAATACCTTGATTTATCAAAAGGTAGAAATTCTTTAGGTTCTATGGAAGAACAGTTAAACAAATTACTAAATGATTGATATTTATAATAAAAAAAAATTATGAAATTTGGGTTATTAAAATCAAAAATTGAGAATTGTTTGGTAGAATCATACAGAAAAAATGGTTTAAAACGAGATATGTTTGTTTTTGAAGAACTTGTGTTAAAAAACAAATCTTTAAGTACACTTTATTTCTTATATGATGAACTTAGTAAAAACAAAGGATTAAATGAATCTTTTGTAAATGAGTATATTAACGAAAGTATTATACTATTTGAGAATACTATTTCTAAGGTTGAGAAATCAGACATTAAAGATTTAAATTCTTGGGTTGGTCATATTGCAACAGAAAACAGGTACCGAGATATTGATAATTTATTCTCAAATGAAGCATCCACTTTAGAGGAAAAATTAAAAAGTAAAAAAACTATTTCTGAAAACCTCAAAAAAAATACAATAAAAGAAAAGGATGTTATTGAAGTTCCATTAAAATCTATGGTTGAAGTGGCAAACAATACAATTAAAACACATATTGATAGTTTAAACGAAAGTGAAAGAAAACAACTTAATGTTTTACTGAGTACTCCCGATGAAAAACTTAATCAAAAATATAATTTTCTTAAAGAAGATGTAATTGAAAAATTGGAGGGTTTATTAACGGAAAATGAAGATTCTGAAACTAGTGGAAAAATCAACGAAACAATTGAAAAATTACAAACAGAAAATTACGACAAATTAAATTATTTTAAACTAAAACAATTAAATGAAAATCTTTAATTATTAGGAATTTGTTTTTGTTAGTAAATATTTTTACTTAAAATCTGTCTCTTAAGGACAGATTTTTTTTTTAGTGATTTTTTTATTTGATATATACCCCAAAATCAGTTATTATTATTTAAAATAAACCATATCAGTATGAAGAAAATTTATGAAAAAAGGCAAAACCGAAAAAATCAATGGTTTTAGGACATCAAAGATAGTCTATGGCACCGTAGACTCCAAAGAATTTAAATCACTTTACCTAAATATCCAAACTTGGGTTGAACCAAAAAAAGACTCTGAAAATTGGACAAGAGTTGTCCTTAATATGAGCAGATCAATTAAACATACCGTCCATCACAAATTAGATAAGACAATGTTTGACAATAAATTTATAGTAGACTTAGATCTTAGAACAAGCGGTCTACACCTCAAAAAGAAATCGTTCATGAATTTAGAAATTAACCTATTCCTAAATGAACCAATAGATTTCAAATCCTTAAAATTAAAAAAAACACTTAAATTATTAGTAAAAGAAATCTATTCAGATGTGTTAGTTAGTAACCCAAACTTTAAATTTTATTTAACAAAAAATGGTAATTCTAAAACTATTAAGATAAAAACAGAAACGACCTAATATTTATAACTAAAACTTATTATGGGTGAATATAAAATTTTAGGACCTAAAGATACGGGTAGAGGAATCCTTATTGAATACGATGCGGGATATATTAACCCAAAAGAAGGTCGTAACTACGAGATATTAAAAGAATCATCAAATCATTTAGACCATTCAAAACCATTTGAATTTTACGCAGTTTTACAAAAATATAATACACCTAACAGAAATGGTAGATTATACCCTGAGAAGATCTTAAAGAGAGAGGCAGAAAATTATAGAAAGTTGATTGAGAAAGGAACCTCATTATCTGAATTAAACCACCCTGAGTCTTCTTTAATTGATTTAGATCGTGTATCACATATAATCACTGATATATGGTGGGATGGTCCTGTATTGTTAGGTAAACTTAAATTGTTGACAAGCCCTGGATTTCATGAAAGAGGGGTTGTTTCTACTAAGGGAGATTTGGCAGCAAACTACTTACGTCAGGGAGTTACTTTAGGTATATCATCTCGTGGTGTAGGATCACTTAAAAAGATTGGGGAACAAAACGAAGTACAAGACGATTTTGAACTTATCTGTTTTGACTTAGTATCTTCACCATCTACACCTGGAGCTTACCTTTTCCAAGATAAGAACGATAGAATGAAGTACGAAGAGAACTTAGAGGAAGACAAAAAAATAGCAGTAGAAAGAAATGTTGGTGAAAGTGGTAACAAATCACTTGACTTAATGAAAAGATTAACCGATTATTTAGATAAATAAAAAAAACTATGGAACAAGGAGAAAAGTATTTTGTGGCTAAAATCACATCTGATTTATTAGATAGTGAATCAGGTAAAGTAAAAAAAATGAGAGAGGAGAAATTAGTATTGGGATACACCCCAACTGACGTTGAAGCGAAGGTGACTAAAGTGTATGAACACTATACGATGGATTGGAGAATTACATCAATCACTGAAAGTAAAATTGACGAGGTGATTAATTAATCTTTAATTTAATTAAACTTAGGATGGGTATAACATTGGTTATACCCATTTTTTTTGCCCTATAGTGAGAAAAAAATGATTTTTTTTAAAATACATACTATTTATATTGTAAAACAAACTATAGATGAACAAAAAATCAGTTGTTGAAGACACTTTATTTCAAATTAAAAATTTGGAACAAGTTCTTAAAGAAAATGCAAAAGGAATACTTTCTTCTACCATGAAGGATGAAATCAGCTCATTAGTAAAAGAATCTCTTAGAGAACAAGAAGAGATTGACGTTGAAGACCCCGAAGAGGTTGTTGAACCTGAAGGTCAAGAAGATGATGTCGAAGACATAGACTTAGGTGCTGAACCTATGGATATGGAAGTTGACATGGAAGATGACGACGTTGAAGATATCAGTATGGATTCTGAAGATGATGATGCAATTGACATGACTGGAGCAGATATGTCAGATGTAATTAAAGTTTTTAAATCTATGAGTGATGAAGATGGAGTTATCGTAAAGAAAGATGCGAACAATAACATTACATTATCTGATCCTGAAACAGGAGCCGATTACTTTATCCAACTTTCTGAACAATATCAAGATGAACTTGATAAAGAAGAAGATTTATCATTGGACGAAACTTTGTACGAAATTGAAATGGATGACTTTGATATGTCAGATTATGGCATGGAAAACGATGAGTTTGAAGACGAAGAAGAAATGGATTTTGAAGAAGAACCAAGACACAGAAGTCGTAGACATCGTGAAATGGAAGAAACTCCAATGTATGAAACTGAAACTGACGAAGTTCTTTATGAAATTGAAATGGATGAAGAAGAATCGGACAAAGAAGAAATGGAAGAAGGAGAAGACATGGACCATGTAATGGAAGCTAAATTTAAAGCTAAAGGAATGGGAATGGGTTCACCTAAATTTACGTACGGACAAACTATGGATTATAAAACTACCAAACAAAAAGAAGGTAAAAAAATGATCAATACAGGAAGTGCTAAAAAATTCACTTATAAAGATGGTGAAAATTTAGATGGTGAATACAGACCAATCAAAAAGAGAAAAGAAACCACAGAAGCTTCACGTACATTAGGTGCGGGTAGAAAATTTGGAAGAAAAGGTTTACCAAAACCAAAAGCGGCTCCTCAACATATTAGTGAAACTGAAGTAGAATTACTTAAGTCTAAAAATGAAGAGTACAGAAAGGCTTTGAATCTTTTCAGAACTAAATTAAATGAAGTGGCGATATTCAACTCTAACTTGGCTTACGCAACTAGACTGTTTACAGAACATTCAACGACAAAACAAGAGAAAATAAATATTCTTAGAAGATTTGACAATGTTGAAACTCTTAAAGAATCTAAAAGTCTCTATAAAACATTAAAAGATGAATTCTCATCTGAAACAACTAAGGAAAACTCTATCAACGAATCATTTGAAAAATCGGTTACTAAAACTCCTGTGTCAGGATCAGCCGTTAATTTGATTGAATCTAAAACTTATGAGAATCCTCAGTTCTTGAGAATGAAAGATTTAATGGGAAAAATAAAATAAAAAATAAATAAACTAAAATAAAAAACCAAAAAAAATGGGAGCATTATTAGAATCAGGTCTTGTTGGTAACATTGGGTTAAAACACCTTAAAGTTATCAAAGAAGATACTATTAACAAATGGGATAAATTAGGATTCCTTGAAGGCCTTAAAGGTCACCTAAAAGAAAACGTAGCACAGTTGTATGAAAACCAAGCTTCTTTCTTGATTAACGAAGCAACTTCTGAAGGTTCTAACGGAGCATTCGAAACAGTTGTTTTCCCTATCGTAAGAAGAGTTTTCTCTAAATTGTTGGCTAACGATATCGTTTCTGTACAAGCAATGAACTTACCAATTGGTAAATTGTTCTTCTTTGTACCTCGTATCCAAGGATACACAAGTGCATCTGACGCAAATGGTGGAACACACTTCGCACCAATTGGAGCACCTAACGGACCAACTGCAGATGAAAACGCAGGATA